GAGTAGTTTCAATCCCTGCAGTTAACCCAATATTATATTTTCCTACTGGTTGGAATTCGTTAGGTACAGTTATTTGACACCAAATGTCAGGTTTAGTTGTTAGTTGTTCTATAAACAGGGATTTTAAAAAGCCCCATTCTTCTTTATGATCATCAATAAAACCCCACGCACAATTTCCCCACCTTTGGGGTAAAATTTTTACATCATATTTATCCAAATTTACTAGAGCTTTAACTAAATCTCTACTTCTAGAACCATATCCTGAATAAGTATCTATGGGGCAACTTATATAAAAAGAATTTTTCATTAGTATATTAATTTATGTGGTAAAACCTGTTTTTCTACGGTGGTATCAGTTATAAACTCATATTTGGGTCTTGGTGTCCAAGTATCAAATAAATTATCAATAGCCTTTATAATTCTATTAGACATTTTTTCAGAGGTAAAACCCGCTTCATCCCCAATAGCCCATTTATAACCCTCTAACCCTACTTCTTTTCTTTCTGAAGGGGATAAGTTATACAAATTTTCTATTTGTACAGCTGCATCCTCCCAACTACACCTATCATCAAAGATATATGGGGTAGCAGGAGAGCCCTGTAAAGAGAGTGAAGTTGGATATACGGGAAAGGCCCAATTTCCATGTTTTTTATAAGTTCCTCTATGGTTGGAAGGTACATCAGGGGATGGGGTATACCAATTTCCTTCATCATCCTCAAACCTCATTTGGTCTTGCATTCCGCCAGTAACATTAGCTATAAACGGGGTTCCAGTAAGTAATGCTTCAGTAAGAGCTAAACCCCATCCTTCATTTGAAGATAATAATGCTACCCCATCAGAAATATTATATAGATAACTCATATCTTGAGATGATAATTTATTACCTATTATTTGAATATTACTTTCATTATCAGGGAATAAGTATTCTATAACTCTTGGTATATCTGTACCATTACCATCTACGGGGTCTGTTTTTAGTAACAGACTACATTTTTTAGCTTTAGATTTAGGTAATTTTTCAGTAAAAACTTTCCAAGCTAATAGTAAATCCATTATTGACTTACGTCTAATATTTCTAGAGTTAAATAATAAAGTAAATTCATAATCTTTACCCTGATATACTTTGTTTTTAAATTCTAGTAAATCAGGATCTTCTACATGTATAGGTTTAAAAACTTTATTATTTAATCCATGAGGTACATATTCAATAATTTTATTTAGGGCTTTATCTCCCAAAACCATTTTATTGATATTTACCGTTTGTTTAGATATCCCTAGTAAAGCATCACAGCTGTCATAAAAATCTTTATTATAAACAGGTGCGGGTACATCATCCCATATGTTAAGGTAGATGAAAGGCATTTTTGTTCTAAACTCATTTTCAACATCAAATAACCACTTATAATATCTGGGATCTGTTATAAAAAAGATAGCATCAGGTTTTTCTATATCTATCACCTGCCTTAGTATTCCAATATCACCATATCCATTAACTGGGTATATAAAAACTGATGCATCCTTTACTTTGCTTTCATGTTTAATAGGTTCGGATATATCAAACCTTTTTCCTTTATCCGGGTGTTTAACAGCTCCTGCTATACATGCAAAATTAAACCTATGACATGTGTTTAAAACAAACTCCCTACCTACCTGTGCTACACCAGAATGGACCCTAATATCATCTCCTAATAGGAGAATTTTTTTCCTCTGGTCCTGAGGAATATAACCTTCTTTCATATTATTTTCTTAAAACTTATTTTTCAATGTTGAATTCCAAATTTGTATGTGATGATACTTGCTTCCTAAATTCTTCATTAGTAAGATACAAATGAATACTGCGTTCTGCAAGTTTTTGGAAAGAGAATTTACGTTTAATGCATTCTACTCTAAAATCATCCCACATATTGGAATCTATCTTTACACTAGTTAACTTTTGATTACTCATGACAAATATTTTTATTAATAACGTTAGATATAAATATACATAAATATATTAAAAATTAAAATTCTATACCAAATTCACAAAGTTCTTTATTATTAGCATATGGGCAAAATCTACAACCATTACCCGGTTTAGGTAAATGTACCGAATCCTTATGTCCTGATTTGTTAAATGTTTCTGATATAAAAGTGTCCATAAATTTAGTTGCTTTATTTATCTTAACTTTACCAGACGCTGGTTTAAATGTTTGTATTCTGGAAATAGCAAAGTCCGAAAATTCAGGTACTTTTCTTTTAACTATAAAAAATTCAATTTCTATTTTATCTAATGGGATACCATATTGTTCAGAAAAAAACTTTTTGTATAATACTAATTGAAATTGCTTTATTTCATCTTTTTTAGCCCAATCACCCCATCCTTTAGTAGAAGTTTTAATATCATATATGTAAAATTTATCTTCCCATTCATCATATAAAACTAAATCTAAATAACCCATATACATAACGTTATTTAGTTTTTTGTTGGGTTGGATTATAATAGGCACTTCACATCCCACTAAATACTTATCTCTTTTAGTAAAGTATTTACTTCTGCGTTTTTTAAAAAATTCTATAATATTAACCCCGTCTTCATAAAACTCTCTCATTTCAACTGGAGTAGTGAAATGTTTATCATTATTAGATTTAAGTTCTTTTACATAATTTTCCCTAAATGAATCCTCAAATATCCCAATAATATCCTCTCTATCCGCTGCTGCACCAGATCTTTCAAACATTACATCCATATAATATTGTAAAGCTTCATGTAAAGCAGTTCCAAAAATAGTATGAATGCTAGAAGAAAATACTTTATGTCCGTCCCTATATCTTAATGCCCATTTTTTAGGGCATTCATGAAACATAGACATTTGAGAGTAAGAAATATTCTTTTGATAAGAATAGTTAATCTCAGGTAATTTGAAATTCTGTATTTCCCTGACTATTTTAGGAATTTTTTTCTTGGCCATTACGAAATCATTTCACTAGAATTATAAATTTTTTCTCCTAATCCATCTATAATTTTAATACCTAAGTTATCACATACTTTTTTTTCAGGGATATTATCAGCAAACCTATCCCCCCCTTTAGTAAAAATAACGTTGCAATAAGGGAAGTGAAGTTTAGCCAAATGAAATAGTCCCTTTAAAGTTTTACAAACTGAATTATCTGTATCCTCCGCTATATAGGCATTATCCACCCACCTAATAGATTTAATAATAGTTTTTCTATAATTCTCACTCTGAAAAGATTCTTTACCTCTTTTTAGTTTAGCCTGTTTATCGTTATTTACTATTACCCATAACACATCACAATAGTTCTTGGACAGTTCTAAGCATTCTATATGTCCTGGGTGTATGGGGTTAGCATACATAGATGTAATACCTAATGTCATGTTTTTAATAATTTAGTAATTTCCTTTTTTTCAAAACCCATTTTACTTAAAATATCTTTAATTTTAGGTTTTCCTAAAATATCAAAATATTCTTTTGCTTCTTTTTTAGAACATTCAAAATGATTAGATAATAACTCCATTAAATCTACATTATACTTAGTAATATTACCCTTAATATATTTAAGAAATACTTTACGTTTAGGAATTAATTCCCTATAAATAGTATAAATTTGTTTTTTTTCAGTAGGTAAAATAGTTTGGACTTCATTAGATAATTCCACATAATAGGAATTCATAGAAATAAATCTATGAATCATATAGCTATTGAAGGATTCCCAATCCTGTTCACTAAATGAATCTATAGGAGATTTTTTATAGGTAATTTCCTCTAACCAATTCCAAATTGTCATACGCAATATTCACTATATTCCTCCCGTAGGTCTGGTGGGATAGTATCCTTAAGAATTTTTCCTGTTTTAACATCATAAAAAACAGGTAAGGGTAGGATAGCATCCTCATCTGTACCGGCTACGAATTTAGATACCTGACGTAATACCATTCCTTGTTGAAATACTACATCCCCATCCGGAGTTTTAACAGCAGTAGTATTTTTCATATCAATATTGAGTTGTGGTTGACTAGTTTGTTGTTCCATAATAAAATTTAAATAATTGTGTTAGATTTTTTTAATTCAATGATTTTAGCTATAGCAGACATAATATTAATTTCCTTATCTATTCTAAAATTAGCTTGGTATAGATGGTTATTAAGTATTACGGCTATAGAACCCTCTAATTCGGGGGCATATTTAGAAGCATAATCAAATAAAGCCCTAAATAATTCTTCATAGTCGTTTACACCTGAATCGGCTATTATTTGGCGTAAATTTCTAAAATTAGGTTTTGTCCCAGATAATTCTTTAATAATATCCTTAATATAGTTAGAAGATACTAAAACATTTTTATCGGGTTGTAATTTGTTATTATTAATAGAAAATTGTACGGTATTAAGTATTTTTCTTAAATCTGGATAATGTTTATTTACTATAGTACCTATATCTTCTAATTCAAATGTTATATCCTCCTTACATAAAATATCATGAACATGGCGTGCTATCTCTTGTTTAGATTGAGGTACTATTTTAAGTACTTGGCATCTTGATTGTAATGGGTCAATAATTCGCTCTATAAAATTACACGTCATAATAAAACGTGTACTACGAGAGAATGTTTCTATTATATTTCTAAGTGATGCTTGTGCCTGGATAGTTAAGAAATCCGCTTCGTCTAAAATAATAATCTTAATAGGTTTAAATGAAGCTACACTAGCAAAATCTACTACTTTATTTCTAATAGTCTCAATACCTCTTTCATCAGAAGCATTAATGTATAAATAATCACATTCAAGATTTTTAATTATGATTTTAGCTAATGTAGTTTTTCCACTACCCGCTGGACCATAAAATATAAAATTTTGGATATCATTATTACTTAGATATTGAGAAATTGTTTGTTTAACATTTTCATTACCTACAAATGTATCCAGATTTTGGGGGCGATACTTCTCATTAAGAAGAGTATGATTCATAACTTATTATTTATATGAAGTTACGCACCCTGTCTGAATTCTCCAAATAAACCATAACGTTTCTCTGGTTCTTCTTTAACTACAATTTCCTCTTCCTTAGATTTAATAGCATATAATTTAGAGTCCAAGGGGGCCAATCTATATTCCCCCCTGAACTCTGTAGCTTGGAAGTAAGCTTCTAATACATCCGTAAGAGATGGGTGGATTACTTCATAGGAATCATCCTTTAACATCCACTTATCTCCAGGTGGTACCCTAACTGCTATGAGTTCAGGAAATTCAACTATTTCAGTCCGGTTTTCCATTAAAACATACCATTATAGTTAGGAGCAGCTTCTTCCTCACTAGGTTCTTCTACTACAACACATTCTGTTAATAATACAGTTCCAGCAACTGATGAAGCATTTTCGAGGGCTGTTCTAGTTACTTTAGTTGGATCAATAATTCCTGATTTTCTCATGTCAATGTAGGATTCATTTTTTAAATCGAATCCCGTCCAAGTATCATTTGAATCCAAGATTGTATTAATAGTTTCATAAATAGTACTAGGACCATAACCTGCATTAGTTAAAATTTGTTCTAGTGGTTTATAACATGCCTGTTTTACTAAATCAATACCTAAACAAAAATCCTGAGAGAAAGAATTATCTTTATGGTTTAAAATTTCACTAGCATAGATAAGTGCTGCTCCTCCCCCGGGTACAATTCCTTCTTCCAATGCTGCTTTTGTAGCATTTAGAGCATCATCTACGCGATCCTTTTTCTCATGCATTTCAGTTTCATTGTAACCCCCAACATGAATAATTGAAACACCACCAACCATTCTACCTAAACGATCCTGCAGTTTTTCCATTTCAAATGGTGATGCTGCGTTTTCAATTTGTGCTTGTAGTTCACCCACTCTAGAATCAATATCTGTAACTTCACCCTTACCATCTACAATAGTTGTTTGGTCTTTAGTAATAGTAACTGTACGGGCTTCCCCAAACCAATCCCAACTGAATTTTTCAAGTTTCATTCCTTTATTCTTATCAAATACTTGACCACCAGTTAGCACTGCAATATCTTCAAGAACTAATTTTTGTCTATCTCCAAATTCGGGTGCTTTTACAGCAGCAACTTTTAGAGTACCTCTAGCTTTATTAACAATAAGTGTGGCTAAAGCTTCATTATCAATGTCACTAGCTATAATTAAAAGTGATTTATTAGTTGTGGAAACACTTTCTAATATGGGTAGTAAATCCTTAACAGTAGAAAATTTATGATCTGCAATTAGAATGTATGGGTTTTCTAAAGTACAAGTCATAGTAGAATTATCAGTAACAAAGAAATGAGATTTATAACCCCTATCAAACTGCATACCCTCCACCGTTTCAAGATAAGTTTCCCCAGATTTAGATTCTTCAATGTGTACAATCCCATCTCTACCTACTTTATCAATTGCAGAAGCAATAAGTTTTCCTACTTCGGGGTCATTATTAGCTGAGATAGTAGCAACTTGTTCTAATTGTTCCTCAGAAGAAATATCTTCTGCCACTTTTTCTTTAAGACAATCCACTACTTTTTTAGTGGCATAATCAATTCCTCTTTTAACTTCTACTGAGTTAACTCCCCTATTAATACTAGATAAACCTTTTTTAATAATTTCCCTTGCTAATAGAGTAGACGTAGTAGTACCATCCCCTGCTGAATCCGCAGTTTGGATAGCCGCTTGTTTTACTAATTGTACTCCTGATTCCTTAATAGGATCCTTTAAATCAATATTTTTAGCCACAGTTACTCCATCTTTTGTGGATTTAATAGGTTCATTAGGTTTGGAAATAACTACATTTCTCCCATTAGGTCCTAAAGTAGACACAACAGCATCAGCTAAAGTATCAATACCTGTAACCAGTTTTTCTCGAGCTTCTACTCCTAATTCAATAATTTTTGACATAAACTTTTATTTAAAATGGTAATTCTTGTTGGTAATCTTCATCAGTAATGCGGGCTAATAGTTGGTTTTCAGGGCCTACATAATACTCTTCCCCATCAAATTCCATACGCGTAAATCCCATTGTTGGGATAATTACAGTTTGTCCTACTTTTACTGTTGTAGGAATTAAATTTCCATTGATGGTTCGTTTTCCAGGACCAACTGCTACAACTACTGCACGTTGGTTTTTCTCTTTACCCATATCAGGAACTACAATTGAACCATAAGTAGTATCCTCTTCTTCTACGGGTTTAACAATAACTGCATCAAATAATGCTTCTAATTTTTTCATAAGACTTTTTAGAATTTAAATATACAAAAAATAACCTAGGAGGCAAAATAAATTAATTGATCTTTAAGGATCGGGGTTTAGCTGCATTAGCAAA